CTCTGTCGCCGACCTTTCCGCGCCGGACTTCCTCCGGGTGGCCCGGCGCATTGAGGAACGCGGCGCGATCGAATCCGCGCACCGGATCATGCAGAACTGCGGCCAGATCATGCGCTACGCCGTGGCCACCGGCCGCGCCGAGCGAAACCCGGTTGCCGACCTGAAGGGAGCGCTCGCGCCGCCGAAGGAAGCCCACCACGCAGCGATTACCGACCCAGTGCAGCTGGGTGGCCTGCTGCGCTCCATCGAGGCATACAGCGGATCTGCCATCACCCGGGCGGCGCTGCGGCTGGCGCCGCTGGTGTTCCTGCGTCCTGGAGAACTGCGGCATGCGGAATGGGAGGAATTCGACCTCGACGCGGCCGTGTGGACCATCCCCGCCAGCAAGATGAAGATGCGTGCTGCGCACCTGGTGCCGCTGTCCAGGCAGGCGCTGCAGATCCTGGAGGACATCAAGCCGATCACCGGCCGGCACAAGTGGGTGTTCTCTGGCGCCCGCGATGCCAAACGCCCGATGTCGGAGAACGCCATTACCGCGGCGCTGCGCAACATGGGTTATGACCGCACGATGATGACCGGCCACGGCTTCCGCGCGACGGCTCGCACCATTCTGGACGAGGTCCTGCACTTTCGCCCGGACATCATTGAGCACCAGCTTGCTCACGCGGTGAAGGATCCCAACGGCCGGGCCTACAACCGCACATCGCACCTGCAGGAGCGCGTGCGGATGATGCAGGTGTGGGCGGATTACCTCGATGGACTGCGCGATGGCAACGTGGTGAAGCTGCGGGCCGGATGACGCCTACACGCCGCGGCGCAGCTGCCGCAGCCCTGCACTCACCCATGCCTTGCTGCGGACGTCCCTCGCTCGGGGTTTCGTCTCTGCCGGCGGCTTGCGCGGTTCGAGCGCTGCCTTGATACGCTCGATTTCCCTTGCCCCGGCCTCGGCCAGACGCCGGGCCTGTTGCCGCTGCTCGCGGGTCGGAGGCAGACCGGGCAATGGCGGCTCCGGCTGAATCGGGGTGCTGTCGGTCAGCCGGGCGACGGCCTCACGCAGCGGGAGCTCGGGATAGAGCCTGGCCGCACACCAGCGCTCGGCGTAGCGCTTCGCCTGCCGGACGTTGGCGGCGCGCACTTCCTTCACCTGCCACATCTTCTGGCCTTCCATCCATAGCCGGACCCCAGGACCGCCATCAGGCGTAACGCTGGCGGTCTCGCGGCCGTTGTACCAGAGCGCCCAGCGCTCGCCGGTCTGGACCCAGCCAGAGGGGATCGGGGCGGTGCGGAAAACTTGGTAGCCGTGCGAGGGATGCATGGCCGGAAGGATACGACCGGCCGTCGCAGATACTGCGAACGCGGCAGCGACCTGGCTGAATCGTTCGGGATCGAGCAATTGTCCCCAACATGGCGCATGGGCCGCGCACCACATTGCACTCATTTGATCGCTAGAACGACAACCAAGCACTCTCCACCGGCGAAACAAGACGGTTACCAGACGGAGAGAATTGCCTCTTTCTCTTTCGGCGATAGAACCTTGCTCCCGGCGACGATAGTCTTCAAGACAGCGCGCGGGGCCGGTGCGATCTGGCCGATAAAGACCCTATGGTTCGCATCATATTTCTGGGCGAGCTCCTCTAGCGAGTCTCCGCCCATAATGTCACTACAGTCCAATACAGAATCGTGGGTTAGGAACCCATGATCTTGCGCCTTCAACTCAATTTGATGAGCCAAAAGCTCTTCGTTCTCGCGCTGGAACTTCGCGGGACGAGAATTGATCAAAAAGTAGCGAAGCTTAGGCTGCGTATACGCAACCACGAAGAACTTGTACTTCGCCTCACAGCATTGGCCACACCAAAGATGGTAGACCTCGCCCGGGTTTGCGCTAAAGACGGTCCCTGTCATTTGGGTACTTAGCCTCGGAAAGCTGGTGCAGAACCAGGGTGCGGGTCATAGACGAAATCGGCGAGATCCTCATTGCCCATGCTTCGGGCAATGTCGACGATATCCATCCCAATTGACCCAACGCCACAGCTTTGCGCTTCTTCCCAAGACTGACGCCACGCATCGTCATGAGAAGCATTGAACAGCGCCTGCCAGCCACCCTCGCGGTGTAGCTTGGCAGCCTGATCCAAGGCTTGGACATCTGAACTACTCAATTCGTCCAGATCTGGCTGCGCCAGCAGCCGGAAGTTGTAGCCCTCCATTTGGAGGAAGTCCCGAACTTCGGGCATAGGGCTGAAATTTGCCCTGGTGCCGCGCACGTACTTGCACAAATTGTAGGCACGCTCCGGCAACGGCCCCTTTTCCATGGCCGTATAGCTGTCTCCCGTGATCGTCCTACCGAAAGCTCCCAAGTGAGCCTTGTCGGCCAAGTAGAGCATCTTCATAACGGAGTAAAGATCAGCCCCCGTTTGCTGGACCAGGTAGCCGATTGACGCAACGGTCTTCTCAGGCTTGAACTGGTGGCTCATTTCGTTCTCCGTAAGGAATGAGCGATACATACAGCCACGCATTATAGCGATCAATTGCCACCTGTCCAGCGTTATCCACAGAATTGTCCACGCGCTGTGGATAAGTTCAGGTTCCGAATTAGCACTAGCACCGGCGCGGCGCTGCTCACGCGCCCCCGGGTGGAGCTACTTGCCGACACAGCTTCCTGCGTAGAGAATTTTGTCCAGCACGAAGTTCTTAACAATTCATGCTGTATGGTTGACGCATCTGGCTCCTCTCTGGCGCGAAATCCTTCGCCCCCGTGTCTAGCCCCTCACAGGCACGACACATGACACCCCCGACTGCTTTCCGGATCCTTCGGATCCGACCTTTGTTGCGCCTAAATGGGACGATCGAGCGAGTCGAGACTGTTCAGGCCAAGTGCGGCGCATGCGGGGACGAATCGCGTATGTCCTGCGGTATGGGGCTTGTCGACGTGGAGGATGGTGTAGAGCTCACCTGTCCAGCCTGCAGGGTAACGGGGACGCTCACCACCGACCAGGCGTGGCTCCTCTGGGGCGAGCAGATGAGGCAGGATCGAATTTTGGCCTTAGCAGGGCTGGCGCCCGACGATCTATATCGGCCCTAGATCCTGGATCACCGCCTGCCCCTCGCGGAGTACGGCGGCCAAGAGTCGACCACCCGCCACCTGCCTACCTACCTGTTTGTTGAGCCAGGTCGCTTGGATCCTACCAGCCGCGAGGACATCGGCTGGAGCGAAGCTATCCGGCCTGCCAACCAAGGGCTGCCCAGGAGAGGCCAAGCCCCCATCCAAGGGCTGCACCACCGATGGCCTGGAACTGTCGCATTTGGAACAGGCAATTGCCATCATCCGCCCACTCTTGCGCGACCAGCCTCCCAGCATCAACTCGGTCCCAAGTTGATCGAGAGGCAGGCCGGCCTCGGCCGCTGCCTTTTCATAGTCCGGCCATAGCCGGTCAACAACCAGCCCCAGCTCGGCAGATAGCTGCTCTATCGTGAAGTCCGCTCGGAAGCTTGCTTGGAGGGCGAGCTCGTAGATGCGCAGGAAGAACTGTGTGGACCCGCGTGCCGCCAACACCACGTTGTGCTGCGGGATCAGGAGAACCTTCGCGCCGGACGAATGGGCTCCGGTTCGGGCGTCCTCAGCAAGGGTATCGACCGCGACAAGAAGCTGGTCAGGACGCAGCAGAACATTGAGGATGCTCATAGCGGGCTCTTCTGGGCTTCCGCAGAATATCGCCTTCCCCACCCCCAACTGTCGAGACCGTCATGACGACCGAAATCACGGAAATCCTCGATCGCCTCCACGCATGCGAGTCAGAACTTCAGATGCACCGCGGCTATCTCAAGGCAGCGGAATACGCGCTTCGAGTACTCACGCTGACTCACCCAGCACCCGAACGGCTCTCCGGTACTTGGCTGAGTCTTTTGCCCAGCATCGCCTCTAAGCACAGGCAAAGCGACGGCGATCTGTTCGCCGCCGCTTTCCAGCAGTCACTCACCGTGCTCACCGAGCAGATCGGGGAGCATCGCCAAGGGGATCAGGCGGCCACAGCGTAAGGCTCAACCAGCGAAGCTAGGAGATCCATAGCCGCTAGGTTTGCATCCTCGGCGTCGCCGCGCTGATTGAATCGAGTCCAGTCGGCTTGAGCCAACCGCTTCAGCTCTACCGGTTCTACCGGAAGCCATTTCATCGGCCAGAACGGCAGGCGGCGTTGCCCCACCCGGCCCCGCTGCAGTTCCACGATTCCGTTGTGGCTGCTCGCGCCCAGCACGCGGGAGTACGCCACTGACAACCCATCTTCCGGCCCCTCCAGGTACTGGAGGAAGCGTTCGCCCTCGAAGAGGAGCACCCCCGTAACCCCAGCATTACGGTTGAACCGGGCCGCGTCGTCCACAATCTGATCCAACTTTCCGTTGGACAGGCCCAGCTTGTCGCCGGCGATCTCCCCACCAGCACTGCTCACGTATACAACCGCCGTGATGGGCATTGCGCACCTCCTTGATGAGGCACGACCCTAACAGACGCGTGAGAACGTTTACGTGAGGTGGCGACCACTTGCACAACAATTCAGGAACGCGTGATGCTGAATGCGGACCTTCATCACAAGACGGAGGCAGCGATCAGGGCAGCATCCCCAAAAATTCTTGGTACACCGCAATGCCCGATACAGGCCTTTTCTACGTTCTCGATCTTGATGCAGTACGCGACCGCGATGGCAACCTCCACCGAGTCAGCGCAATCAGCGTCCGTTGCAACCACTGCAAGCACATCACCCATTCCAAGGCGCCGCAGCTGGAGACCATGCCAGGCGGCACGCTACTCGCGTGCGCCGGATGCGGCGAGCGTCAGGCCGTCAGCAACGCTCGCCTGGTTGAGTGCGACCACGTTCTGGGGCACACGCTACCCCAAGCAATGCCGGCCTGACTTGCCATGTGCGGCCGATTCGTTCAGCTCCCCGTTGTCGACTTCGGCCAGCCGGGGCTGGCTGACCTTGCCCCCGGCCTGGCCGAGATCCAG